ATGACCTCAATGCATCCTCCAGAACTCTTAGCTTTTCAATAGCCTCTTTGACTTCTTTTTCATTATTTAGATCTCCACGCAGACGAATACCACCATTACAATCATGAATGCGAAACATGTAGGTTCCATCCGGAAATAACTTTGCGTGGTATGACGCCATGCTTAAGATAGAATCATCTACCAGGAAGCCCTTTTTATTGTACACAGGATGCTTTGCAGGTTTTGGTAAGGCAAGGCACACGGCGCAAACATAAGCTCCCTGTGCGTTCATCGTTAGGGTCGTGGCTTCCTGGCCACATACGGCGCATTTCATTCCTCAACCCTCCCTAAATTCTTTAGATCATTCTTTAACTGAGCACCACGTAGCCGGAGTCGGATAATCTCAAAGCTTATCTTAATGGCATCCGGATTTCTGAGGTATGGCTGCGTAACAGGTAAATCATCCTTTCCATTTGCCAACATTGATAGCTCATGAAGATCATGTTCCATCAAGTCTTTCTCAAGGCGCATCTTGAGAAGCTTTACTTTTAGACTTTTGCTCTCGGCAACCATCACCAGAACAAGAATGAAAGAAGCTATTAATATAATAATCATAATGTCAACGAATTAGCAGGTTATTGTATTTTTGATTGTTTTACGACATCATTGAGTGTGATGCACTGGTAACATTCAACATTTTCCAGTATATCCTCATGATTATGATTGGTTATGGAGGTTACCAGCTCCATGTTGTGAAAGCTTTCACCGGATAGTCCGGTCAAGGCTACCGTTATCTTGTTGATCAGATCAAAGACCTCAAGAGCCAGGCCTTGATAAGCCGATCCATCAGCGGCGCTGCCCTCCCATTGCGACACAACGTGCAGTTTGATGGTTGGCCTGGACTTATAGACCCCGTCATTCCTGTACTCCCGTTGAATGGCATCAAATTCGATGAAGACGGCCGGAAAGCCAAAGGGTGTCTCTTGTTCAATGAATTCAACATTTCGGTTCCACAGGTCAATATGCTTAATCGCCTGGCCGTTATCAATTCGCTTTAGCGCGTCACATACAGCAATAAATAGTTGTTTTCTCATTTTAGATCAAGTTTAAACTCGTTATCAAAATAGTCCGTCAGGTTCGTCTCAATCAGCTTTACGACCATATCTTCCACAACTTTTGAATAGCCGATGAACGTACGGCGAGGGATCTTTATCACATCACCAACCCTCATCAAGGCCATGGCCATATAAAACTCAGATATTTCATTGAGGCCGGTGTTGCGTTTATCCTGCCTTTTCTGGCCATTCTTCTTGCGTCCGAAGGCTTCACTTGTCTCGTAATACTTTGCCCAGAAATACCGCTTCATTTTGGCCGTGACGACGATATCTCCACCCTCATTATGTATGGCGGCATACTCCAGATCCGAAAAAAAGGTAATGCTGCTGTCTGTCGTTTTGGACTGAATGCTGTTACGAAGCCTGCCGGAATCTACCAGTATGGTCTTACCTGATAGTCCAGGTGTTTTATGACGCGCCCAGGCCTCGCCAAAAAAAGACTGACGCTCAAAATTCTGGTCAAATTCATCGCCCAACTGAACTCTTATGTCATTGAGGATGTTTCCAAAAATGGACTTTACCTGTTTTTCAATTGATTCCATTGCTGAAAAGGTCTAACTGATTGTCCGGGATTTGAGCAGAAGGCTTTGCGGAAGCGTTAAGCAAGTTGTAAAAGGTTCTCTCGCTGACACCGTAAAATGGATAGACGTGACGTCTCCAAATCTCCCTATTGGTCAATCCGGACTTTGCGTACTTGTCGTAGATGGCGTTGATATCTGATACCCTTTTTGCGTAACTAAGCCCGCGCATTGCTCTTCTGCTCTTTCTCATTATTTACCTTCAAATGGTTCTACATAGGTTGTCACCACAGAGCTGCAGATAACCCTTCCGCTGCCCTTACATTGCCGGCAGGTATTTCCTTCCACCTTGCCGGATCCGTTACATACGCGGCAGATACAAACGTGCGGTTCGATAGTGCGTTTTACAACGCGATCGGCTTTTTCTCCTATTTCCATAATTAAGCCTCCGTCATTCCAAGGGGTATGGACACCCATGCACCAATATCATTCTTAACCTCCGCGCTGATAAACTGTTTGCTGACAGTTGGCTGATAGCTCTCTTCAATGATCCGAACGCCCTCAAGAAAACGTTCGTCACCGAGTTCCTCAGCCTGCTTCCTGAGCTGAAGCACCCTGCTTGCTTTTAGATTGCCCTTTGCATCACGCGTCAATAGCTTAAGCACCATAGACACCAGGCTCTTAGTCTTCGCATCGTTTGCCAGACCTTCAATGTATTCCTTCACAATGGAGATACCGTCTTCCACCGTGTCGCGATAAGCATCATTGGTGTACACTCCAAGCGTGATGCGTTTGTCGCCCTCAGCGTTGGTGAAGGTGTGTGTGCGCTGGTTGTCCTTAGTCAGCTTCATGACGTCGGCCTTCATGTCCAATATGGCCCGGAAGTTTCCCCAGACGGTGGACTTGATGGTCTTGATGCCTTCGCTTACCGACAAAAGCTCCGGGATAGCAGCTTCCACCTCTTCGTTGACCATTTGTTCATACTCCTTGCGCATTTCCTTGGCATGCTGACGGGCTTTTTCCTGTTCACGCTTTGCCTTGAATTCATTGTACTCCGCCAATTCTTCAGGCGACATTTCTACGATTTCTTTCATGATTAATCAATTAAATGTTTGTATTTCACATTCGTTACAGGGGCGAAGCGATGTTCACCGACCATAACGAACAGTTTCTTTCTTGCTTCGGAGGCAACGGCAAGTTCAACGCGTGCTCCACGGCTTGTCTGCCAGTCATTGAGAAACAACACGGCATCACATTTCAACAGCGTGGGAAGATCCACAGACATGTGATCCTCCCATGGCGCGTCCGGATCGATACCGTTATCAAGAGGACTCACCGGGGTGTGTCCGGCAGAAACGATGGAAAGCGCGGCGTTATCGAACTTGGCTTTGACGCCCTCACGCGGTAGGTTGGAGATGGCTCCACTTATATAGACCTTCATTTCTTGAGCAATTTATGAAGACCAACAACCAGGGCAATGAGCCCAATGACAAGGGCAACAGATACCGGTATCCACAATGGGCACAAGACCCACCACCAAGACCAAGCAATAACCTTGGTCAACTTCAAAACGATAAAGGCAATGGTCAAAAGACCAGGAAAACCCGTCCATGCGGGGGATGATGTTTTTTCTGTATTCATATTGTTTTTGTTAATTGGGCATTTGACCTGAAGACCCAAACAGCGGTACCACCACCATGGCTTTACGTGCAATGGCAGGCGCTGGAGCTGGTGCAGGGGTTTCTTTTTGCGGTGACTTCAATCCACCATTACGCTGAATAGCTCGAAGCTTTACTGAAAGTGCAGCCAGATCTTTGGCCGACAACAACCGAAAGGGACTTCCGGCAATCTTTGGGTGCAGACAGAAATTGTCAACCCTTGACCAATCGGCCGTATCAACACCGATCTTTTGCATCAGGTGCAACACCTCCGATCGGCGGCGCTTCAATTCATCATAGGTGACACTTCCATCATTAAGACCAACCGACAGCTCCAGGCTGCGGCAAAGGCTCTCGTACTCTTCCGACTCAATTTCCTTGAGCGAATCAGTGCGGCCGCCTGTAAACTGCAGAACAAGCTCACACTTCATTTCTTCTGTCGTGCGTTCCATCCGGCTAAAAGCGCGGTAGAAGCGAGAGAAATTGGTAATCTGTTGTTTCATGTTAGTCTGTATTATAAATTGTTCCAAATAGCGGCGGCACCCTCCTCCCAGATGGTATAATAAGATGCTGCATCTCCAACAAAACGGCCTTCACAATAGGCACGAAATCCTTTTGTCCTGATTTTCACACCAGCCTCGAACTTCAACCGTATCGCGGCCTTGCCCATTGGTCGGCCTTTGTCTTCCTGGCTGACGAAAATGAACGTCTTGCGGGGGAATCGATCGATAAGTTCTTTGGCCTGCTGAAAATTCATCCCTGTGTATTGAAAGGAATCAATCACTATAAACCTTGCACTTCGTTTTTCAGACAACCTCTTGGTGAGGTCTTCCATTGTTTCACAAACAACCTGAAATTTGCCATTGACATCCTGCATCCTAAAGCGCTCAATGCGTTTTTTGAAGCTAAGGCCGACGCCTTCTTCCAGGCTTACGTACAAAAGCTTTCCAAAAGAGCTGAGGTATTTTGATAGCCCCATCACGAAGCTGCTCTTACCGGAGGCGCTGGGGCCGCAAATGAACCATGTATCATATTTGCCCGGACGACCAAAAGCCGTTTCCCATTCGCCTTCAAATGGCAGCTCCTCGATGTTCAATCTGGCGATCTCACGCGGTGAATATGCTCTTGCCATCAGATTCTGCTCAATTTTTCAATCTCAGTATAGATGCGTCGAAGCCCACCGGCCGACTGCCTTACGATGCTTTTTATATCCGTACCCTTGGGAGCATTGGCGGCGGCCACCATTGAGGCCTGCGAAAGCAGGAATTTTTCCCGCTCCTTACCGTCATCGGGGGTAACCTTGCTGAATTTCTCACCATAACGAGAGAACATTTCGGCATAACCGACCTTTTTACAGGAGATGCTACGGTTTATCTTTTCCTGCAGGCCGTCGGCTCCCATCATGTACCAGGCACACATCCGTTCCGTGGCATTCCAAAGAGCCTTCAGTTCCAGGAAGGCCTCATATTGCAAATCGCCGGCTTCGTCAAGGATGACAAGGGGCTGCTCGATGCTTCTTAGGTAAAATACCAGGTCGTCATACATCTCCTGGTATTTACCCGTTGCGCTAACGCCAAATTCCCTGGCAATATGCTTGATCAGGCGGCGCTTGGTCTTTACCTGCGAGCAGTCCACATATACGGCGTTTTTGTGCCCTCTTACATACAACCTGGCAGAATAGGTTTTGCCAATATTCGGGATGTCGCACATAACGGCGCTGATGCCACTTTCCTGACACATGGTCAATTGGGATGTTATGTACTGATAGGTCGGAGTGTTTGCCGGCTTCCATTCCATCTCCTTACGCAGGCTTACACCAAGACGCCGGGCTATGCCGATCCACGCCGGCTCACTAAGCACCTTTTCGGTTGCGCCTCCCTTTACGGCGCTGTACACGGCTGTTGAAATGCCAAGAGAGGCGGCGTGCTTTGCATCTGATGGGTAATTTTCACGATCAGCCACCATGGCGGCCAGAATGCGTTGTTTTGTTTCAAGTGTAATCATTGATTAGTATTTTAATGTAGTTCTAAAGCTGTTCTAATGCCATTTTGCCGTAATCCATGCCGAGGGTGTAATCGTCCGGATCCTCCTCTATTTCCAAAGGAACATCAACTATCAGATCATCAATGGGAGCCGTATCAATCGTTCCGCGCTTCATGACGCCAACCGGTTGGATGCGCTTGTCTTTGATGGACTTATCAAATTTCGATGCAAAGGATTGCTGTTTTTCAAATATGGCGGTATCATTTTCCGTCCTTTCGGCCAGAGCCTCGTTATAGGTACCAAGGTCTTTCA